CTGCAGTTCAGCATCAACGCGATCAAAGGGCTAGAGCGCCCCGACATTGGCAACGAGGCCATGGGCTGGGGCAATACCTTGGAGCCTGTGATCTTGACCGAGGCAGCCAAGCGCTTGGGTCTCACCAAGTTTGACGTAGAGATCAACCAGGCATTCACGCACAGCAGCTGCAAGCTCTCCTGCAGCCTGGACGGTATCGGCTACGGCGACAACCAGGAGATCAAGCACGATCCAGACAATGGCATCTACGTGGTTGGCCAAGACTCCATCAAGCTCATTGGACCAGGGGTGCTCGAGGCCAAGCTAACCAAGGCGCTGCCAGAGCAGACCCCTCACCTAGCACGCGGTCCCATCCAGCTGCAAGGCCAGATGCTAGTGACCAACAACATGTGGGGCGCTGTCTGCGTGCTGTATCAGGGCATCGAGCTGCGCGTGTTCCTCTTTGCACCACACCACGAGACACAAAAAGCTATCCTTAAAGCTGTGCTGGAGTTTGAGCACAAGCTGCAGACCTATCGTGAGACCGGCGCCATTGACTGGTATCCACCGGCCTCCAGCAAGGAGCTCGACCGCATCCACCCTCTTGCCAACAAAGAAGAGATCGAGCTCGACAGCGCAGTAGCTGACCTAGCGCAAGCTATCCTCTCCAGCAAGGCAACCATGCGTGAAGTAGAAGACGCCATCGAGGAGTCTGAAAGGCAGATCAAGATCAGACTAGGCGATGCAGAGCGTGGCCGTGCTGGCAAGTACGTTATCAGCTGGCCAATGCGTAACTTCAAAGCTGCAGCAGAGCGCGTGACGCCTGCCAAAGAGGCCTACTCTGTGCGCCAGTCAACGCTCAACATTAAGGAAGTGAAGTCGTGAACCTGCCAGACAAGCCAGCGATCCGGCACGCCTATGAGCAGGCCGTGGTCGAGCTGCTCAACATTACTGATTGCAACGAGGTAGAGGCCGAGGCCTTTGTCGATGCAATGACTAACCTTATTTTCACCACCATGCAAACCTACTTAACCGAGAAAGATATCCATGCAATTAACAACGACAAATAACAAGGGCTTTGCTCCTGCCACCCTCACCGAGGCCATTCAGTTCTCAGAGATGCTGGCCAACTCCAGCATGGTGCCCAAGGCCTACCAAGGCAAGCCCCAGGATATTCTGGTGTGCGTGCAGTGGGGCTATGAGATGGGGCTGGCACCCATGCAGGCGTTGCAAAACATCGCGGTCATAAATGGCAAGCCATCGGTCTACGGTGATGCTGCGCTCGCGCTGGTGCAGGCCAGCCCTGTCTGTGAAGATGTGCAAGAAACCATGGAAGACGAGGGCACGCCCAACCCCGTAGCTGTCTGCGTTGCCAAGCGAAAAAATCGTAGCCCAGTGGTTGTGCGTTTCTCGGTTGAGGACGCCAAGCGCGCCGGCTTGTGGGGCAAGCAGGGACCGTGGCAGGCATACCCCAAGCGCATGATGCAGATGCGAGCTCGCGGCTTTGCCCTGCGCGACGCCTTCCCCGATGTGCTCAAGGGCTTGATCACAGCGGAGGAGGCACAAGATTATCCAGATGAGGCCAAGCCAGCTGTTGACATCACGCCACCTCGTAACCCGCTGGATCGGATCTCAAGCTCACCCAGTGAGCCTGTGAGTAATCACATACAGATCGAGGCAGCCATGGCAGACACGGTTGAGCCAGAGGTTATTCAAGAGCAGGCACCAGCTGCAGATGTTGGGTTTGCTGTGATGGTGCCAGGCAAGGAGCAGCCCTTCAGCACACACGCCACCTTAGATGATTGGCAAGATGCCTATGAGAACCTTGCAGAGAAAACCTACACGGCAGGCAAGCGCAGCGCACAAGACCGGATCACAGCGCTGAACCAGCTGCGAGAGGCCAACAAGCAGACGCTGCTCAAGATAGATCTAACCAAGCGCATCCGACACTTGGCCGCTTACCAAAAGCGCACCGAGTCGCTGGCAGCTAGCTAGGCTAGCACAGACAAGGCCTGCTGAGTTTCTCTAATGCGTTGCTCCAGGCCTATCTGCCCCCCATTTATGATGCGAGTTACCTTGGCATGATCAAGGGCATCCGCTGGTGTATTGAGGTTGTGGGTAGACCAAAACCATCCAGCTGTGAGAGCAGCAAACCGAGGAGTAGCAATAAGGTCAGGATCTTTAACAAAGTCCACACCCAAGGCCTTGCCAGCATGGTACACATTCGAGTGGCCAGTAAGCTGAAAAATTCCCCTGCCACGGAAACGCCAACCGTCACCAGAATTTTCGTCACGGTTACCCATGCGTAGGCTATAGACAGAATTTGCGATCTTGCGAGGATTTCCAGAAAATTCATTGGCCTTCTCCAAATTAGGAAAGCGCTTAGGCCAGATCCGCATCAGCGTTGCAGCCTTGTAGTTTAGGTTTTCCTCAAGCAGCTTGAAGTTGCCAGACTCATGGCTAGCCTGGCCAATGAACACCGCCTGCTGGTTGCGTGTGACGATACCAAAGCGCTCAAAGGTTTCGTTGAGCGGGTCAACCCAGTCGGCACTGATGTGCAGCTTAGAAAGTTTCTCAGCGTTTAACATTTATTGTCTCCATCACTTTGGCGTAGCTGTCGATGCAGGCATTGAGCTGGGCTGTGTTCCTGTCTCCCTGGGCGACAATTTCTGCGATGGCTGCAAGGGTTGCTCGGTCGGCATCAGCAGCTTGGTTAGCCTGTCTGTCAGGTTGACTTCCCGCTTTGCTGCTATCTCCGCTGGGAGCGGCGGCACTTGGGGTGGCTTGAACACAACTTGTGGTCGGGAGCCGCACGCTACCAGCCCTAATAGCGCGATCAAGACTAGACTGTTTTTCAGATATGGCATTGTTAGCCTCCAGCAGTTTGGTTGAGTTGTCGTTAAGTTGTTTGGTTAGTTCCTGCTCTTTAGTGCGAGCCTCTTCATTTTTGATGGCGATCTCTGCCTGCATCTCTGCGTCACGCTCTGCCCATCCCTTGTGATGGCCGTAGAAGTACAGGCTCGCAGCCACTACGATGGCACCAACAATCATCCAAGGGTTTGGGATCATGTCTCAGCCCTCGCTGCAGAGCGCTCTTGTGCTATCTCTTCCTTGGCCGGATCAATGAAGTCTGGCGGTGTAGTTGGTGGTGGTGGCGCTCTCCACTCTTCATCAAGCACTGGGTTCACCCAAGCAGGCAGGCCACCAGCTGGTGCTGTCCAGGTAGATGTTGCTGGCGCTGCAGCTGGAGCAGGCGGGGTAGGCGGTGTTGGGTTACTTGCTTGAGATACCTTGTCTGCAATAGTCTGCACGCCCTTGCGACTCATCACGCCACCTATGCCACCGACTATCAATAACACTATGTCGTTCAACATCTTGGCAAACGCTTGGTCAATGGGCGCCATGCTCTTGATAGGCTGCACGACAAAGGCCAGGCTGTACAGCATGAACATCACAATGCCAGCAAGAATAAAGGTAACGATCAGGACCACAAAGGCCCAGACACGTATCTCAATTTCCTCTTGCGTCAGAAGTCGGTTGGGATGGAATCGGTGGGGGTTGGACAATTGTTTTCTCCAGTATGGGGGCAACGAGGTAGTCGGGACAGTCTTGGGTGAATTGGCAATCGGGGCGCTGGCATCTCTTGGCCACAAAGTTCTTGGGATCCTGGCAGAAGTAGCGATACCTATCATCACAGGCAGTCAGCAGTAACAGCAACAATAGATATTTCATTTACTCTCTTTCAGTTCTTGCTTGAGCTTACGTAACTCTTTCATCTCTTTCTTGAGCTGGGCTTTCATGTATAGCGTTTCAATGTAGGCCATGCTTGTTGTACCCACGACAACGCACAACATGACTGCCATCAAAATCCACCAGACAAGACGCGTAGTTGCCACATGAGCCACCCAAAAATTAGAGATATAAACGTCACTGCTATGCCTCCACTAATCATTTCAATATGCCTGATCTCTTCCTGTTCTTTACGCCACCTTGCAAGCCTGGCTCTTCTGATCATCTCTGCTCTAGCCCACGCCTGCTCTCTCTCGATCTGCCCATGCATCTTTAAGAACCTGGTGTACAGATCTTTTAATTCTGCTGGCGCATAGACCATCGCCTCTCTGGTCTGCTCCATTAACTTCTCCAGCTGCAGCTCAATCAATGCTCGCTCGATCGCCTTCTTGCTGGTGTTTTGCTCTGGGTTGTAGTTTGTTTTGGAGTCTTCTTCAAGCTCTTGGTAGTAGGTGTTGATTTGCTGCTGGGTGTCAAAGAGGATTCCAATGTTTTCTCCGACTGACTTGATAAGCTCGAGCTCGAGCTGCTCATAGGATTGTTGCTGTTTGGCTGCAGCTGCTGGCTTTGACTTGGCTGCTGCTTTCGCAATAGGTTTAGCGATATCAACTTTAGGCGCTGATCTAAATAGGCCAATGAACCAGTCAAAGATTCCCTTAATGGCTTTGACATCTGCCATCGCTCCATCGACTGTTTTTTTAGCTGAGTCCAGAGCGATCCTGCCCTGGTGCAAATAGTCGCAGCCCTGTTTAATAGCTGCAAACGCACCCTGTGCCAGCATGAGTAAACTGAATGGGTCCACATTTAGATACCCAACAACTTCTTAACAAAGTCTGCAGCCACACCTGGTCCAAGCAGAACACACAGCATCACCGCATAGATGAGGTATTCAATCTTAGCCATGCGCTTGTCACCACGCGACAGAGAATCATCAATGCGCTTGTAACGCTCAGAGCAGAGCGCCTCATGCACGGCCAGGCGTGTCTCAGTATCCTCAAGCATCTGGCCACCCTTGTGCGCCAACCACAGCAATCAAAGCAGGCACATCGGCACAGCCTGCAATAGCCGTTACCAAGCGTGAACACTCAGTAAGCACACCAGCACGATAGGTCACAGTCGCTGCAGGTATAGCAACATCACGCTCTGCCTTGCGGATAACCATCCAATCGGTCTGAGCCAACAGTTTGTTTGCCGTGTCCTTGACTTGTGCAGTCCAGTTTGACTTTAAGCCCTTAGTGACCAAGCGTTCTGTGGAGTCAACCATTGCACCATGCTCACCTACTGTTGCGTCATAAACTTTGACATACATAGGGTTGCCGTCTGTGTCAGACTCTTCCCTGTCATTGAGCAACTTAGGGC